AATCAAGTAGCTTATGCTTCTGGTGATTTAGTAGGAGGAGTAGCTAAAACTGTAGGTATGGGAATAGTAAATCCATTATCTTTAGCTTCTAATGTACCACAAACAGTAGGTAAAGGATTAAATCTAGGTTCTACTGTAGCTGAAGAAAAAGGTAATTTAGACACAGCACAAGGTTTAAATACAGCATCTCAAGCTTTAACAGGATTAGGTAATCAAGCAGGACAATTAACTTCTATGTTTGGTAATATAGGAGGTACTACTGGTGGTGCTATACCTATTGCAATGAAGAATGGGGGTATGATAAAAAGAGCTGATGGTAGTTATTCTAAAAGAGGTTTATGGGATAAAAAAAGTGATTGGGAAATTATAGAATAATAAAATAACAATAGATGATTTTAAATATTACACCAGAAGATAAAAATGAATACTTTAATAAAAAAAGTAAAGGAGCAGTAATTTATCAAATAAAAAATTTAATTAACAAAGATTTTTATATTGGAAGTACGCAAAATCTTAACAAAAGATATTATACCCATTTAAATCATATAAGAACAAATAAAAATACTTGTACAAAACTAATAAGAGCAGTAAATAAATATGGAGAAAATAATTTTAGTTTTGAAATAATTGAAAAATGTGATATTAAAAATTTATTAAATAGGGAACAGTATTATTTAGATTTATTAAATCCAAAATATAATATACGTAAATTTGCAGAAAGCAATTTAGGTATAAAAAGAACAGAAGAAGTTAAATTTAAAAAATCTATTTCTCAAAAAAATAAATGGAAAGATGAAGAATATAGAAACCAACATTTAAAAAGCTTATCAATAAATTGGAAATCTGGTTCAGCTCATAAAATGGCAAAAATTACCGAAAAAGATGTTATACAAATAAAATTAAAACTAAAAGAAAAATTTACAGTAAAACAAATTGCTAAAGATTTAGATATAAGTTATTATATTATAGCAGATATAAAACGAAATAAAACATGGAAACATGTCAAAATTTAAACTTAATAAATTATGAAAATAAGAAATAAAAAAACAGGTGAGATTAAAGTAATTTCGGAAAATGAACTTAACCAATATGGCTTAGGAGGTAAACTAAATAAATTAGGTGTAGAAAATTCTTTGTGGAATAACATAAGAGATAATGCAGGTAGTGGAAAAGAGCCTACTAAAGAAATGTTAGAGCAAGAAAGAAAGATAAATAAAAAAGAATATGGTGGATATACTAATCTTCCTAATAACATGGCTTCTTTTAGATATGAAGATGGTGGAGAAATACATATAGACCCAGCTAAAAAAGGTACATTTAAAGCTCAAGCTACAAGAATGGGTATGGGTGTACAAGAAGCTGCTTCTAAAATATTAAATGCTCCTGAAGGTACTTATTCACCAGCAATGCGTAAGAAGGCTAATTTTGCTAAGAATTTTGCAAAAGAAGATGGTGGATTAATTCAATATAATTTACCAACTCATGAAGATGGTGGTGGTACTATAGACCAAAATGGTAAAGTAGTAAATCCTAATAATCCACAAGCTGTAGCTGAATTAGAAAAAAAAGAAACATTAGACCCTAAACAAGATTATATATTTTCAGATACATTAAAACCTATGAATACAAAAAGAACATTTGCTGAAATAAGCAAAAGTATAGATAATAAATATAAAAATACTCAAGACCCTATTAGTGTAAAATCTAAAGAAAGAGAATTAGGTAGATTAGCACAAGCTAATGAAGAAATTAGAATTGCTAAAGAAGCTAAATCTAATCCTTTTAAAAAACAATATGGAGGATTTTTTTCTAATACAGAGAATGTAAATAATCCTTATATGAATAAAAGTTCTTCAGAACTACAAAATTTAATGGATAAAGCTTTTAAAAATATGAGTCCTTATAATACACTTGGTGGAAACAAAGCTAAATCTGATTATAATTTATTAAAAGATGCTTTAATATACAAACAAGATTTAGAACAACTTCAAAATACAAATACTGCTAAAACTAAATATGGTACATCTCAACAATCACCTGAAATGAAACATGGTGGTAATTTACCTAAATATAATGATGGAACTTTTTTACCTAAACAAACTAATTGGTGGGAAAATACTTTGGGTAGTGGTACTGTAGATACATTTGGTACTAATCAAATAGAATCTATGAATACAATGACTCCTTCATTTGCATTAACAAGTAATACTTACAAAGCAACTGTACCTGAGAATACTATTTCTTTAAATACTATTAAACCTACTTCTTTGACAAGTACTCAAAATTTAGGACCTTTATATCCTCAAACTAATTTATCTGTATCAGGTGAATTACAACCTAAAACAACACCTTCTTTTTTAAAAGAAAAAAGAATAAAAGATGTTAATGACCAAAGATTTACTACAGGAGATAAAATGCAATTAGCTGGATTAGCCCCTGCTACATTATATAATACTATACAAGCATTAAGACCTGCTGAAAAGTTTAAACCTTTAACATCATCTTATTTTGGTGCAGGATTAAATGATATGAATCAAGAAGTAAGATTTAATACTAATCCTTTATTGATGAATAGAAATGTAGGTATTAATCAAATTAATCAAGGTAGTACTTCTGATGCAGTAAGAAGAGCTAATCTTCAGAATTTATATAGAGGTACTAATACTCAATTAGGTGAGTTATCTGAAAAAGAAGCTTTAGCTAATGCACAAATTAAACAATCTTTAGGACAAGCTAAAATAGGTGTAGGTGCTCAAGATTTAGCTGCACAAGAAAGAGCTAGACAATATGAGATACAAGCTAAACAAGCTAAACAACAATTTGGTGCTACAGCAGCTTCCCAATTAGGACAAGGTTTAACTGAATTTGGTAAATCTTCTAATCAAGGTTTATCTAACAGAATAGGTTATGATGTATTAAAAAATATTTCACCTAACTTTACTTTAACTGAATATAATGATTTAGTTAAAAAAGGATTTAGTGATGCAGAAATAATTAAATTTATAAATAAATAATTATGGCAATAGGACCAGGATTTGTACCTGCACAATTACCTACAGGACAAAAATACTTTGAATTACCTTTTAATGAATTATTAGCAGGATTATCTGCTAAACAAGGTCAGTTTGATAAAGCAGTAGCAGCAGGTAAGGATATACCAGATTTAGTTCCTGAAGGAGGATTACAAACATCAGGAAGTATTAGAAATAGTTTAATAGCTGACTTAGATGCTGAAGTAAATCCTATTATGGAACAACTTTATGCAACAGGTAAAGCTAATCCTTATGAATTTGAAAAGATAGCTAAGAAATATAAAGCTGACCCAAGAATGCAATTATTAAAGGATGATGCTGCTATGAGAGCAGCAGGTAATAAATTAATAGCTGAAGGTCAATTACAATATGGAATACAAGATTGGTATAATAATGGTAAAGTAAGAGATTTACAATGGGTTGGAGGTCAAGCAGTTGACCCTTCTACAGGAAAACCTGTAGGTTCTATTGGTGAAGCTTATAAATATATTCCTGCTGAAAATACTCAAAAATGGTTAATGACTAAAATGAAAGATTCAGTCATACCTCAAGTAGAACATAATTTAGGTATAAAGAATTTACAATATAAATACGATGAAAATGGTAATGTTGTTGGATTTACAGGTATTGACCAGAAAGGATATAAAAAAGATTACTCTTATGATTTAGTAAAATCAAAACTTTTAGATAACTCTAAAGGAAAATCTCTTGCTACAAGCATGCTTGAGTCTATTCAAGGAGATAAAGAAGGACCTTATTACTTAGAAAATTATAAAAGAAAAGGTATTAATGTTGATGAAAATATACTAACATCAGATATATTATCATCAGGATTTGGACATTTATTTACTGAAGATACAAGAGATGCTACTCCTATAGTTCAAGGTTCTACAGGAGCTTCTGGTATTAAAAAAACACCTGAGGATAAAACACCAGTAAAACTAATAAGTCCAAGAGTAGCTACAAATCCTACAGTTATTTTAGGTAAAACAGTTAATTCAGCATTTCAAGCTGAAGATTTGACAAAACAATCTTTACAGAATACTGTGGAAACAGCTAATAATATAGCTGCTAAAGCTACTAATGATTATTCTAAATATGGAGTAACTTTTACTACTATACAAGAAAATGGAAAAACTAAAATAAAAGTTAATGGTATAGATAATGTACAAAGTGATGCTGATAAAGTAGCTATTAATAATTTTGCAGAAGCTGAAAATTCTAAATTAGCTGTTGAACAGAATAAATTAAAATCTTTTAAAAAACAAGAAGATTTATTAAAAAGAAAGCACGGATTAACTAAAGATTTAATTAGTGAATTTAAAGAAAAAGACCCTGTAGCTTTTGACAAATCATTAGAAGAATTAGGTAAAGAATTAATTAATGTAGATGTTATTTCTTCTAATGAACCTTTAACTGCCTTAGTAATGAATCTAATCAATAATGTTTCTCTTGATGAAAAGAAAGAAGCTTTAAAAGCTTTAGAAAGTAATCAATTAATTAATGAAGTAGGACCTTTGGGTAATAAACAAACATCTGTTTCAGAAAAATTTAAAAAAATTCTTGAAAAAAATTCAAACAATTCTAATTTAAAGAATTATTTAAATGAATATAATGATGTTTTATTAAATGGTGTAACTTATAGAAATGCTTCTACTATTCCTATAACAGCCGAAGGAACTAATGCTGAAACTACTTTTTACAGTACTTTTGGAAACTTAATGAAAGATAAAGCTAAAGTTAGTGAATTTGGTTATGCTAATAAATATGGTAAATTAAGTCCAACTCATGTTGAGAAAATATTAGAATTAGGAGATGAAATTCAAAACAAAATAAAAAATAATGTTTTTATTTCAGTTGATAGTAATGAAGGTGGAAAACTTGTATTTGATGTTAAATTAGATTTAGGAGATAAAGATAAAAATGGAAATACTATATTTCAAACTATAGAAGTTCCAGCAGAAGGAAATGTTGATGGTGCTAATTTAATATACCAAAGACAAGCAGGAGCTGATGAAGCTGCTTTAATGGGTGAAAGAGAAAATTTATCTAAAAGACTAGAGCAGAATAATGATTTATATGCAGAATATCCTGAGATAGGAACTTCTTTAGTATTACTTCCTGTAGATTTAAATACTTCCACAGGAGTCTTAGAAACAGGTACTTATAATTTTGTATTACCAGATTTACCTAATCAAGTATTACAACCTACAAGTTTAAATGGTTTTATTAAATTTAAAAATATGTGGCAAATAGCTGCTACTCCTGAAGAAAAAATGCAGGTTTATAATACTGCTAAAAATTCAGGATTTATTAAAGCTATTTCTGACCCTAATGCTTATCAAACTATACAAGAAAATTTTCAGTAGCTCCACAGACCAGTGGTAATTCTGCTGGAGCAAATAATACACCACAAACAAATACACAACCTACTAAGGAAACTAAAAAAGAAGATGTAAAAACTTCTAATCCTCCTTATGTTAATGTATTAAATTCCCAATATAAATCTATTGGGGAAAATGATAAAGATGCTTATAACAATTCATGGAAATTTAGACCTGAGGAGATTCAGACTACCTATGAAAAATTTTCATCTACACCTGAAGGACAAGAGCGTAAACCTGGGATGTTATTAAATGAAGCTGGTTACAAAGCCATAGATAAGTTTGAGAATACTAAAGGTACAACACAAGGTACTTCTATGGGTAAGGGGGATGGTTATTCAAGAATTCAAGAAAAGGAAATTAAAAGTTTAATAGAAAATAGTATTGGCTTAGAAACATGGAATAAAATTCCAGGAGATATACAAACTCAATTTTATTCTTTTGCTTTTAACTCTAAAAAAGATAATAGACAACTTCAAGGATTAGCTCAATCTCTTTCTCCAGATATAATTAAAACAGATGATGATAGAAGAAATTTATCTAAAGAAGAAGCAATTAAAATAATTCAAAATAAATATAATCCAAAAGCACCAGAAGCTACTACTGCTGGAGCTTTTGTAACACCACAATTAATTGATAAAGTAATTCAAACTGAAAGTGCTAATAATCCCAAAGCTACTAGTCCAAAAGGAGCTAAAGGATTAATGCAATTAATGGATGCAACAGGACAGGAGTATGCTAAAAAATTAGGATTACAATATGACCCTTTTAATCCAGAACAAAATAAACTAATAGGAACTAAAGTATTGGAAAACCTTTATAAGAAGTATAATAACATGACACATACTTTAATGGCTTATAATTGGGGTCAAGGAAATGTAGATAAATGGTTGAAAGGTGAATTAAAAAATATACCTACGGAAACTAAAAATTACATATTTAAAATTTTAGAAGAAAAAATATAATATGCCAATATTAACAATAGAACAATTACAACAACAAATAAATCCTAATACAGGAGTAAATTATACTAGAGATGAAGCTTTTAATTCACTTTTAAATAATACATTTAAAGGTGATAATGCTTTTAGTACAGCTCCTTCTTTACAAGAAGTTACTACAGTAGCAGGTAAAACTGATATGTTTGGTGGTACTGAATTAGATTCTTATTTAGATAGAGGTATTACTCCTACACCTGGAGTAGATATAGAAGAGTTAAGGGCACAAGACCAATCTTGGGGAGACCAAGTATTTAATGGGTTAATTAAAGCTTCTAGTACAGCAGTAACATCTGGATTAGAATCTCTAGTGTCTATTCCTTCAGCTTTGTATGAATATGCTACTAGTGATAAAGGTATCGTAGAATCTGCATATAATAATCCTATTGGTGTAGCCTTTGATACTTGGAATGAATCTTTAAAAGAAGCATTACCAAATTATTATAGTAAACAAGAAACTTCATTAATTGAAGATTTAGGTACAACAAACTTTTGGTTTGATAAATTTGCTAATGGTGCAGGTTATATGGCTGGAGCTTTTGCTTCTGGATATGGCATTAATAAATTATTTCAATTAAGTAAATTAGCAGCAGCAGGTAAAGCTGGACAATTAAGTTTAGCAGATGAAATGGCTACTTTAAATAATATAAGTCAAGCTAGTAAAGGAGTTAAATTAACTAGTGCTGCTGAACAATTAGGTATAAGTTCTATAATGTCTCATGGAGAATCTTCTGTTGAGGCTAGAGGTATTTACAATAGTGTAAAAGAAAAAGGTTTAGCTCAAGGATTAAGTGAAGAAGAAGCAGAAAGTGAAGCTGTAGCAGCAGCTAATGTAGGATATGGGTTAAATATGGCTATAGTTGGATTAACTAACTATGCACAATTTGGTAAAGCAATTGCTACTAACTTTAAAAATACTACAAAAACTATTAATGATATTAATCAAAAGATTGTTGATGGTACAATTAAATCTACAGCTAAACAACCTGGAAAATTATTATCTAAAGATTTTTTAACTTCTAAAGGTTTTGATAGAATTAAAAGAGGGGCTGAAGGTATAATAGAAGAAGGTGGACAAGAAGGTGGACAATATGCTACAGAGAAAGGACTAACTGAATATTATGAAAGAAAACATGATGTTATAGCAGGAAATGAATTTGACTCTATAGCAGGAGGATTATTATATGGTATGCAAGAAACATTTGGTTCTAAAGATGGTTTAGAATCTATGTTATTAGGTGCTCTATTAGGAGGACCTTCTCAAGTAGCTTTAAATAAAGGACAGTTTGATGCTAAAGCTAAAAGAACTGAAGATGTAGCACAAGCTTTAAATTCTAGTCCTATACAAAAAAGAATTAATACTGCTAAAACTTTAATTTCTTTAGATAAAGATATAATGCAATCTGCTGAAAATGGAGATGAATTTGTATTTAAAAATCTTGAATATGACCAATTTAAAACTTGGGTTAAAGATATTGTAGATAATGGTGGTTATGAAGTTTTAGTTGAAAGACTAGATATGTCTAAAGATTTATCAGAAGATGAATTTAAAAAGATGTTTGGATTTAATCCTTCTCAACCATTACCTGATAGCAAAGAAAATATAATTGCTAAAGTTAAAGATAGAGCAGCTAAAATAAATAATAAAATAGAAAATATTACATTAAAGTATGGTAATCAACCTGAAGCAGTACAAGAAGCTTTATTTGATGCTGCTACTAATTTTGATAATATTGACCAAAGAGAATCAGAGTTATCTAATAAGATAACCCAATTAACTGATGGTAATGTTCTTTATAACATGATTAAAGGAAAAAATAGAACTGAATCTGAATATAAAGAATTATTTAATGAAAGATTAAGAGAGTGGGAAAAAACTGCAACTCCTGATAAAGTAGGACAAGTTAAGTCCTTAGTTAAAGATTTAAATAAACTAGTTGAAAGAAGAGAAAAATATATTAACCAATATAATCAAGCTTTAAAAGACCCTGCTTCTTTTTCTTTAAAAGATAGAATTGCTAAAGATTTAGAAGAACAAGAAAGATTATATCAACAAGCTGAAAATGAATTTGTTGCAGAGTTATATTCTACTAATACAAATGAAGATACTGAATTTGGATTTGATTCTTCTGAATTTGAATTAGAAGTTCCAGAAACTAAACAAGAAGCTACAGAAATAACTTACACAGATAAAGATGGTAATGAACAAACTGTATTAGCTGTAACACCTTTAACAGAAAAAACTAATAAAGATATTACATGGATTAATTTTACTGATTCAGAAGGTAAGAAAAGAGGTATAATGAAAGATAAAGTACTTGCTCAAAATCCTTCTGAAACTACAGGTAAAAAATCTGTTAAAGTTAAATATAAAAAAGGTGATGTTAATAATGTATATGATGCAGATGGTAATGCCTATTCTGTATTAGAATATATTGAACAAATTGATGATAATGCTGTAATTAAAACTATAAAAGCTCAAAGACAAGAATTAGTTACAGAAGCTCAAAAAAGAGCTTTAACTGAATTAATAAGTATAAATGAAAATACTTTAGATTTAATTAATACTGAACTAATGGAAGTTCAGAAAAAAGTAGATAATGCTACTGAACTACTAACTAAATCTCAAAATAATAAAACAGGTAAAACTACTAAAGTAATAGAAGGTAAAAAAGTAGTATTTACTATTCTTCAATTAGAAGAACAAGTAAATAAACTATTAGAAACTTTAAATACTTTACAAGAACAAAAAGAAAAATTACTAAATGAAAATTATCAGTTAGAAGGTGAATTAGAAAGTATTGGAGTTCTACAAGATGCTTATGATTTAAGACCTTATAAAGCTGAAATAGAAAATGCTATTATGCGTACAGAAGCTATAATAGCTAAAACAGAAGAAAAAATAAGTAATCTTCAAAGAGTTATTAATAGATTAAAAAGTATTGTTAAAGGATTTTATACAAGTTATAAAAATTTACTTCAAAAAAAGTATGGAGATATAACTGTATTTAATTATAATGAAGTAGATTTAGACCCAGAATTAACTACTCTTTCTGAAAATGAACAAAGAGTAGCTGATAAAGTATTTTTAAATGAAGAAACATTACAAGAATTAAATAATGTTTTAGATAAAAATAAAGAATACTTAAAGTATTTACAAGACCAATTAAAATATATTAATGATGTAAATAAAATATTTGAACCTATTTTACAACAGTTAATTAAAGAAAAGAATAATGTAAAAACAGATACTAAATCTAAAAAAGTAACTGAAGAAGTTGTTCCAAGTAAAGAAAAAGAAAAAGAATTTGATGGATTATCTCAAAGACCTTCTATAACTAATCCAGGTTTTAATAAAACTGTAGGACAACATTATGATGCTCAAGAGAATGAAACAGCAATACCATCTAAAAAAAGATGGTTTAGAGCTTTACCTAATTTACCTTTAGGTGATGGTTCTTTTAGTATTAAATTTGTTATACCTAATACTAAAAAAGATGTTTATGATGCTGATGAAATTTTATTACATAGAGACTCTCCTGAAGAAGCTAATATAAAAGTAATACTTTATAGAAATGGTAAACCTGTAAATTCAAAAGGTGAAGCTATTGATGAAGTAAATATTCCATCAGAAGGTTTATTTATTAATATAGGATTAAGTGAATTAACTACTACAGATTTTGGATTTAAATTCTATGATGTAGCTAATATGGAAGCAGAAGAAGTAGCTCCTATAGTTAATGAATATAATAATTTTAGAAATGAAGTTTATAATAGATTAGTAGCAGGTGAAGAAGTATTTTCTCCTGTAACTGGTAAAGGTAATGGTGTTATAAATACTACAAGTGAGTATTCTTCAGTAGAAACTGTATTAGATTCAGGTACTTCTTTAAATGATGTAAAAATAATTATTCCTACTGCTAAAGGTAAAAAAACAATAGATTATCCTATAACAACCACACAAACTATTAAGTTAGTTACTGGTATGCCTTATATGCAAACTCCAGAAGGTAATGTTGTGCCATTAAATAATAGACAGTTAACTGAGCAAGAAGCTAATACAGTATTTAATCTATTATCCTTAATGGGTAAAGGGTTAACTAAAGTATATAAAAGTGAAGATGCTAAAAAAGCTGATACTCCTTTAAAAAAATCTAAAAAAATATTTGAAGAAAGTAAAAGAGGTAAATTACAAAAAAGAGGTAAATATAAAGGTAAAAAAGGTTTTTGGGTAATTCCTAAAAATGAAGTTAAAATTACAGGAAAAGGAACTATAGATAATAATTTTGGACTAACTGTAACTGGAGCTGGAATAGAATTTATTAACATTAAAGATTATTTAGAGTCTTTAATTTTTATGGGTAAAAATAATTCTAATTCTGAAACAAGAATATATACAGAAAAAGGAGTTTTATATTATGGTGAAAATAAAGTAAATTTAAAAGATGTAAATAAAAAGAAAGATGAAATTATTTCTTTCTTAATGAATAAATATATTCAAATATCTACTTCTAAATTAATAGAATCAGAAAATAAAATAGAAGATAAATATGAAGAAATAGTAGAAGTAACTTCTGATGGTATTGCTATTTTAGAAACTTACCCTAATTACAAACATTTTTTACTATCTTCTGAAAATAGAACTGTAGATGAAATTCCATTAACTACTAATTTAGTATCTAAAGATAGTAATAAACCACAATTTAAATCTCAATATGCTACTTTTAGTCCTCAGATAAGTAACACTCCTATAAATACAGTTGTTAACAAAGAAGAACAAAAGAAAGCTGCGGAAGATATATTTGGTACAGAAGAAACATTACCTACTACAGAATTAACTGCTGTAGTTAATAATGCTGTAACACCAGAAGTACAAACTTCTACAGTAAGTCCTTTTGCATTTAAAATTAATGTAGTAGCTCCTACAGAACAACAAGTAACTGAAGCTATTAATGAAGTTAAAAATGAGCCTGTAGCAGAAGAATTAACACCAGATAAGTTTTTAGGGGCTAATGCTAATACTTCTGTAGATGATGATATAGCTCCTTTTAAAATAGCTAAATCAACAATATCAGAAGAAGATAGAATAAATATACAAGAAGCTAAAAAATGGCTAGAAGAAAAAATTGGATTACCTGTAAAAGTTAGTGAAAGATTAATTGCTGGTAAAGCATTTGGACAATTTGCTAATAATGTAATTAAATTAAGTAAATTAGGTTATAAAGGTGTAGAATACCATGAAGCATTACATGGTGTAATGAGAGCATTTTTAACTCCTAATGAATATCAATCTATTATTAAAGAAGCTGCTGAAAAATATGCAGCTCCTTCTAAAAAAGATATTGTAGAATTACAAAAATTATATCCTAAACTGAACTTAAAAGAATTAATTAATGTATATTATGAAGAAAAGATAGCTGATGCTTTTGAAGATTATGTTTTATCTAAAGGTAAAATTATACCTTCAGGATTTAAAACTAAATCTTTTTTTGAAAAATTATGGGAAACAATTAAAAAAATGTTAAATTTAAGTCCTACTGATATGCAAGATTTATTTGAAAGAATAGAATCTGGCTATTATAGAGGTAAAGCTGTTAGATTAAATAGTACAAGTTCAATATATAGTGCGCTTCCTCAAATGAGTGAAGAAGAAAGTAAGATTATATTAGATGGGCTTACAGCAGATTTTATGTCTAATATTTTTAGAAATAACTATTCAATAGAATCATTGAATACTTTATCTTCTGAAAAAATATTAGAATACTATAATCAAGCTAAACAAACTTTATTTAAAAGATTAGAAAAAACACCTAATAATGTAATTAAAGAAAAAATTAAAAACTATTTAGAAAATACTAATAATTGGAATGAACTTTTACAAGCACATAAAGAATTTTTACAACAATTTGGTTTTGAATTATCTGGTCAATTAGTAACAGATGAAGAAGGTAATATTATTAATGATGAATCTGTAAGAGAATCTTCATTTGATAATAATGCTGTTAATGTGTCTGTAAAAGATACTACTTCTTCTTTTGTTAAATTATTAATAGGAACATTACCTAAGAGAGTTTTTAATAAAGAAGGAAAAGAAGAATTTGAAAATGATGAATCTACAGCCTTTTCTAAATTAGAAGATGGTGGAGAAGTATTTAACTTTCTATTAAATAATCTTGTTGGTGTAAATGATTACAATAAAATGATTGAGATTTTAAAAGCTAAAGGTAGAATTTATCCTACTATTAATGGCTTAGTAAAAAGATTAGAACTACAATCTAATAATCCTAAACAACAATTTAGATTACAAAAGCAATTTCAACAAACTTTTTCTAAAGCTAAATTTGATTATGATTTATGGCTTATAGGAAGTGGAGGAACTATTTATCCTATTAATCCTAATAGTAATAAATTAGAAGATAAGTTAAAAGATAACTGGAAAAGTACAATTAAAGAATTAGCTTTAAATAAAAATCCTTATTTTAAAAGAGATGCTTCTACAGGACAAATAAAAACTAATGTAGAATATGCTAAAAAGAAATTAGAAGTAGCAGATGCAAGAAAAGATATTGAACCTTGGATAAAAGCTGTTAAGTTTTTAGAAGCTATAGGATTTAAAATATCTAATCCTGATATGATTTCTAATCAGGATAAATTAGATTTTTTACAAAATGATTACCCTCATATTATATCTATATTTTTAAATCCTGATTATACAGTAGATGATATATTTGGGGCTAAAGAATCTACAAGGATAAATAAATTAATATCTTTAGAAGCTAATAATCAATCTGATACTGTAGAATTAATGCACATAGGTCCAGATGGTAAAACTAGATATGGAGTTTCTCTTAATAACTATTTTACTTCTGTGACTAATGTCTTAAATTCTGGTTTAAATTTAGATGAAATAGAAAATAAATATCCAGAGTTATTTGGATTTTTTAATGAAAATTCTTTATTCTTAAATAAAGATGGATTACTTTTTGATAAAAAAGGTAAAAGAACTAATAAAAAATTTAAAATAAGTATATCAGAAGGTATTAAACCACAAGATAGTGGTGAAGGAGAAACCTTTGATGAATTAGGTTTTAGTGATAGAGTAATGCTATCTTTTAATTCTATATTAGACAATAAATTTCCTATCATTAGAACTTCTGATAAAACATTAGAATTTCAAATGGAAATAGACTTAGGTTTTAAAACTGATATATCTAATCAAAAAGAAGGTATATTTGATATTATAAGAGGTTATTTAGTATCTGAAACACTAAGGGTCAAAGATGTTAGTAATGGCTTATATAATGATGTACAACACTTTAATAACAGAGGTAAAGAATTTATAATGTTTAAATTCTTATCTACAGGATTAAAATCAAAATTAGAAAGTTCTACAAATGTTTCTGAATTTATTGAAACTAATAAAGAAGAAATAAACAAAGAAATTCAAAAATATTTTGATACTTTAAAAGGAAAGTATAGCAAAACTTTATTTGATGAAAATTTATTAGAATATCAAGGTAGTTTTATAAAAAATAAAGGTATTTCTGAAAACTTTGTACAAGAAGTAGAAGAAAGTTATTCCAAAGGATATATAACACAAGAAGGTTTAAATAAATTATTAGAAGGATTTATTGCTAAATCTTTTATTGCTAATATTGAACAACACATGTTATTCTTTGGAGACCCTGCATTTTATAAATCAGCATCTGATTTCTTTAAAAGAACATCAGGAGCTTCAGGTACTAAGAAATTTGCTTTTGTAGATGAACATACTAATTCTTTTGTTAATGAAAAATTAGTTAGATTTGATAAAAAGAAAACTAATAGAGAAACAATTAAAACATTAGTATATGGTGATGTACAAGTAATGTCTAAATATTATGATGCTATAGAAAAAAGAATTGGTAAAAATGCAGCTAAAGCTTATGGAATAGAAAAAGGTGAAGGTAAAATGACTGAAGCAGATGCTCAAGGTATAATATCTTTAGATGAATACAGAGAGTTTATGACTAGAGCTGGTGAATGGAGTTCTAAACATGAGTTATTATATCAAAAAATTATTGGTAATAAAGAGTTAACTAATATTGAAGTTGATTTTATTTTACAACCTTTGAAATTACAATACTTTGGTAATCAAGATTATAATAATAATAGCCCAAGAAATGAAAGATTAAATGTACCTACATTCTATAAATATTCAGTAGTTCCTATGATACCTCAAGTTATTAAAGGAACTGCTTTAGAAAAGTTAAGTGAAAGAATGGTAAAAGAACAAATAGGAATTGTTACTTTTGCTTCTGGAGCTAAAGTAGGTGCTAAATTACAATCTACTGGAAATTTATTACCTTTTTATGATAATAAAGGACAAATAGTTTTACCTAATGAAAATGTAAATTATAATTATTTACCTTATCAATATTTAGGTATTCAGTTAGATATTAATCCTAAAGTTAAACAAAAAGTTACTTTTGGTACACAGTTTAGAAAACTTATTAAATCTAATTTATTTACTAAAGGTGTAGCTAAAAATCCTAAAGCTTTAGAATTAGCTACTAAATATGATAGTTTAGTATCTAAGATTACAGATAAAAGAATTGATGATTTATTAAAAGAAGTAGGTGCTACTAAAACTAATACAGGGTGGAAAGTAACTAACTTTAATAAGTTTAAAGAGTTATTGAAAAAAAGTGCTATTGAAAGACAAGCTCCTGCTAATTTAATAGATAGTATAGATTCTATTACTGATAAAGATGGGTTAATTAGATATAAGATAGATGCCTTACCTAATAGAAATAAAATTGAAAACATTTTATTAGCTATTATTAATAATACTGCTATTAAACAAAAAGTTAATGGTGGTGCTAAAATTCAAATGGCTACTTCTGGTTGGGAAAAATCAGCGAGAAAATTTAATAAAAAAGGTATTTTATTATCTAATGAATTAGAATTTTATAGAATAGAAAATGGTAAAGTATTACCTATGCAAGTTAAAATACCCTTACCTGCTAAAATGAAATCTTATGCTTTATATTTAGGTGATGGTAATTTAGAAAAAGGATTAGAAATTCTTAATAATAAAGTAAAAGAATTAATAGATAATAGAAATAGTCCTAGTTTTAACAATGGTTTAGATAGAAGAATTATTAATATAGTAGGGTATAGAATACCTACTCAAGGATTAAACTCTATTGAAAATATGGAAATTGCTGAATTTTTACATCCTTCAGCAGGAGAACTTATTGTTGTACCCACAGAAATAGTAGCTAAATCTGGTTCTGACTTTGACGTAGATAAATTAAGTATTATTGAACCTTACTTTAAAACTAATATTGAAGGATTTACTTCAGAGTTTAGAAAGTTTATTCAAGATAGCTCTCAAAATAATGTTGTTTTAGAAACTGTAAAAAGTTTTAATGATGAAGTTTTATCTGATTTAATAGATGATTTAAATAGTTTTTCTATGACTTCAGGTAAAGGTACTAAAGAAGATTTAAAACCTCATTTAGAAAAAGAAGGAGCATCTAAAGAAGAAATAGATTTTTACTGGGAATTAAAAAATTTATTAGTTAAATTTAATAAAATTAAACAATTATTAAATAAAGATATTTCACTACAATATATTGAAAATGTAGAAAATGAAAAAGCTTGGTTAAATGGTATTATTCAAACTTCTATTGATATATTAGAAATGCCTGAAAATTTTAATGAATTAATTACTCCTAATGGTGTAGAAAATCTTGAAGATTTAGCAGAAGAAATATATAATTATGAAAAAGGTAATGAATCTATTGTAGAAAAATCTGAAACATTAGAAGTTAATGCTGGATTAGAATGGGATACTATTCAAAAAATGGCTCAATCTTTCCTTTCAGGTAAGAAAGGAGTAGGTATTGCAGCTTTACAAAGAACTCACCATGTATTATCTCAAACAGTTAATTTAGCTATTTCACCTTTTATAAGTGAAAACATACCTACTGAAATTAAATTAGATGGTATGGAAGGTGAATACTCATTAGCTAATGAATATGATATTAAAAAACAAAATAAAATATCAGATATTATTTCTGAATTTATTAACGGTTATGTGGATGTAGCTAAAAAACCATTTGTATTTACTATTAATGCTGGATTAAATGCTGCTAATACTTGGTTATATTTAATAAGAAGAGGTGTACCTGTTAAAACAGCAGGTTACTTTATGAATCAACCTATTATTAAAGATTATTTAAAAGCTCAAGAATTAAATGAATCTGTAGTAAATGTAGCTAATGATTTAGAAGAATCTAAAGCAGAAGTTTTAAAAACTATTTATAGTAAATATCTTTTAGCATTAAAACAAGAACAAAAGTTATCAATGCCAAAAGATGTAATAGAAGAAACTAATACATATCCTTCAATATTCTTTAATGAAGAAAATCTTAAAAAATATATAATTGAAGGTTTTAAAGAAGGCAAAACAGCTCCTATAGAATACTACAAAAATCAAATTATTATTTTAAGAGATTTTATTAATTATCAAAATCAAGCTAAACTATTAGGTGATTTAGTTAATGTTACTAAACAGGATACTACTACTCCTAAAAACTTAGCAGGTGCATATTTAGATGAAAAAATATTTAATAAAGTAATGGAAGAAACTCCATTTATTAATGCAGAAAAACTAATTACTGATACTTTCTTAAAATCATTTAAAAATGTTCATAATATTGAAAGAGAAGTTTATAATGAATTTTTTGTAACTGAAAAACCTCAATTTAAAAAATACATAGATTTAATTGTTGATGAAAAATTAGCATTAAGTAGAGAAAAATTAGAAGAAATTATTGATAAATTTAAAAATAGTTTTGTACAATATTTAATTACTTCAGCTAATTATAAAGGTAAATCTGTAGCAAGCTACTTTAAAGATTTATTTATTGGTAAAGGAACACCTGTTACATCTTTACAAGAAGCTATTAATGATAGGTCTTTACCTGAAGTAATAAAAGCTATTCAGACTTCTAATATTAAATTTAAAAACAATCCTATATTTAAAGAATTAGTAGCTATATTATCTAATGGTGATGTATCAGAAAGAAGTATTTATGATAACTTAAAGTTATTTTCAAGAAAAATGACTAAGTATGAATCTGATGTATTAACTGCTGGATTAAGAGAATTAGCTGAAAAAGCAGAAGGTTCTTTATCTAAACAAGTATTTGAAAGATTATTCTTATTTAGTGTAATACAATCTGGTATAGGTAATAGTCCATTTAGTTTTTATGATAAACTACCATTTGATGCAACAGCTCCTTTAGTAAATGCTGCTTTAAATGCTTATGAAGCTAATCCTAATGTAAACTTAGCAGAGTTTTTTATTCAGTTTTATATGAATAACTTAAACAATTCTACATTAGTACCTAAAATTAAAAATACTGCATTAAAGTATGTAAAAGATAATTCATATACAGATTATAATAGTAATAATATTCCTGAATTAAAAGAATCTATTCCTTCTGTTATTAAAATACCATTAGAAGGTCAAGGAAGTTACTTATCTAAAAATCCTGTATTAAAAACTTGGGCTTCAAGTACAAATGTAGAAGAAAAAAAGAAACAAGGTAAAAGAATTGGAATGTGGATACCTTATGTATTAGCTAAATCTCAAGATGGATTTAACTATTATACAGCAGTAACTCCAATAGGTAATGCTCCTTATTTTAATCAATATGGTAAACTTGAAAATATAACTCAATTAACACAATTACCATTTCCTAATGTTTCACAAACTGTAAGTACTTTTGCAGCATTAAAGGAATCTATTCCTACAGAACCAAAACCTGTACAAGAAGAAAATTGGACAGAAGAAGAAAATAATTGTAAAACACCTTTTCAATAATAAATATGGCTTGTAACGATAATAAAAAATTTGTAACTTCAGAAGCTTCAACAAAAGCTTGGTTAAGAACAAGAAATGTAATAGATAAATATTTAAATATTCTTGATTTAAATAAATTCCGTAACTATAATACTGAACTTAGTAATGATGCTAAAGAAAAGTATAATGTTACTGAAAGATTATTTTTTGAAGAAAATAATGGTAAAAAAGCTTTACCTAACAGAAAAGTATTTAAAGAAATAGATAATAAAAAAGGTATTGTTTATGAAAGTAGAGTTACTACTCCTATTAAACCAGGAGTACAAGAATTATTTGATTCTAATCCTGAATTAGCTAATCAAGTATACGAAGCTTTAGGTTTTGAAAGTAATAAAAATTTAGATGTTAGAAATTCAATTGTTAAAGCTTATAAAGATAAAACTACTATTGAATTACCTTTGACATTATTAGAATCTTTAACAGAGTTTGATAGAGCAGCAAATCCAAATAGAATAGTTCCAGCACAACTTGGAGAAAAAGATAAGTTAAATCCTTTTGATAATATAAAGGAAATGACTTCAAGAGAAAATATTGATAGAATAAAAGAAAGTATTACTAAAAATGGTTTTAATGGGTACTTAGAAATAAGTTTAAATAGTAAAGGTGCTTTAGCATTAACAGAAGGAAATCATAGATTACAAGCATTAAAAGAATTAGGATATACTAATGTTCCTGTTAAAGTTTTAGGTAGAAATACTGTTGAAGGTGAATATTTTCAAATGATTGAAAATGGTAAAACAAGACAGTATGGTCTTAATCTAAATAAAGATTTTAATAGCCAAATAACTCCACAACAAAAACAACAAGCTTTACAATTATACTCTCAATACTTAGATAGTATATTTCCTGATAGTAAAGTAAAAGATATTGTTTATCATGGTACTAACACCAAGTTTGATAGATTTGATAAAACTAAATTAGGAACTAAAACTATTAATAAAACTAATCAGCTAGGTTTTTATTTTAGTGATAAGAAAGTAGCTGCTATGTTTAATAGTCTACTACCAAAAGATTATTATAATAAGTCAGAAGAAGATTTAATAAAACTTTATAATAAGTATTCTGAATTATATGGTAAGGATAAAGCTAAAGAAATATTAGATGAATTAGTAAGAAGAAGTTATGATAAATCTAAAATGTTTGATAGAATTTATTTACCTGATAGCAATTTTATTTCTGCTATAATTAATTCTAAAAATCCATTAACTGCTGATACTAATGAATTTGCAGGAGGTACAAGAGGAGATGGTCAAGAAATAGCAGATGCTTATAAAAATAAAACAAAAAACAATGACTCTATTATTTTACCAGCTTTAGAAGATGGTGGTTTAGGTGGGGAAGAGTTTGAAAGTGATAATTATGTAGTATTTGAACCAGAACAAATTCATATATTAGGAAATAATAATGATATAGAAGGATTTAAAGAGTTTGTTGGTAATAAAAGTTTTGAAAGTAAAGCTATTAATAAAGAATTTAAAACTGAAAATAAAGAAACTATTACAACTATACTAGACCATTTAAAAAAGATTACAGGAATAGAATATGAAATGTATAATTCTGAAGATGGTAGAAATGGTTATATAACAGAAGGTAAAGTATATATTAATGAGTTTTATGGATTGAATAAAGATACTCCTTTTCATGAATATTTACATCCTTTTGTAAGAGGTCTAAAAAAAAGAAATCCTGTTTTATATAAACAACTAGTTCAGACTTTAGTTAATAGTGCTGATGGTCAAACCATACTTAAACAAGTTAGTAAAAACTATACAGAATTAGATAGAGATTTAAAGATAGAAGAAGCTATTGTAGAAATGCTTGGACAATATGCTGCTGGTACTATTACAGTACCTAAAGAATCTATTTCTCCTATTGAAGAATTTTTTAGATATATTTATGGTATTTTACAAGATTTTCTTTATGAAAATTATAATTTTGTATTAGGTGATGCTATATCAGTAGAACAACTTAAAACTTTAACTTTAGAAGATTTAA